CCGGGTATCAGGTTGTGGACATCAAAGGCCCGCTAGCACCGCTTGAACCGATAGCCGAGGCGATCAAGGACGCCCCATTCCACTGGCCATGAAAGCGTTCATCAAAGCGATGATCTGGCGTCTGATCTCTATCCCTTTTCAACGCGCCGTCCACTGGACCAGTGACGACGCCAAACAGCTTGAAGTTTTTACCCGGTCGATGGCCGGGCAGAAGCTTCTTGAACTCCTGCGGCAAACCGTCGCCACCAACACGTTCCAAGCCGTTTACCAAGACAAGGTGAGCGCCAACGCGAGGGCGAGGGGCATGCAGGATCTATTGGCCGTAATCCATCGGCTCCGTAGTTTTCCGCCTGATTCGGAGAGCGAATATACGGACGAGGATGTCGAGCCGCTACCGTCGCAGAAGCCTCCGATTGATGGCCGGAGGTTTGGGTTAAGCGGCGGAAATTCCGCCATCAGAAATTAGTTACGAATGAGCGAGATTGTCTCCATGTCGAGCGGGCCGCAAGGCACTGCTAGCAGTTCCGAAGCTTTTGAAGGTGCGCCGAGCCCCGAGTTTGGCGACGGAGAGAGCGAAAACGGAGCTAGCACCGAATCGACGGAGGAAAATGTTCCACGTGGAACAAATGGCAACGGCAGCGATGACGGAAGGCCGAAATCTGCCGCGCAGCAGAGACAAGAATCCAGATATGAGCGGACCAAGCGTGAAAAGAAAGAGTTTCACGCCCAGCGCGAGGCGTTCAAGCAGCAGCAGGCGGCTTTTCAGGCTCAACAAGCACAGTTTGCCAGAGAGCGAGCGGAACTTGAAGAGTCCAAGAAGCCAAAACGCGCTTATAGCTTGGCCGACCTGAAACAATACCGCGAGGCATGGAAAAAAGAGGCCGAGCAAGGTGTTGAAGGCCGGGCGGATCTGGTTGTTAAAGCGGATGCGGAGATCGCCGCGATGGAAGCCGAGGAACGCGCTTCCAAGATGGTGGTTGAGCTTCCGAAACGCGGAACTAGGGAACACCGGCAGATGTGGGAACAGGGAGAGGCTGATATTCGTCAGCGCGACCCTGAATTCATGAAACCCGGTTCTCGGCTCGACACCAAGCTGCGCCAATTGTTTGCCGGTCCCGACGGCAACGCTTATGCCGACCATCCACAAGGCATTTATGCCGCTTATTCTGAGGCTAGAAGGCAGGTTCTGGAAGAGGACGTGAAAGGTCTTCAGACAGAGAATGCTCAACTTAAAAAGGAGCTGCAACGACTTGGCGGTTTGACTTCGATCTCTGGCGGTGTGCCGGGACGGGTAGGCAGCGGTGAAATCAACTCCACGGCTGATTTCGCCCGTCTATCCAGTGCCGAAATGCGCAAACACTTGCTAGCAGCATCGAAGAAGAACAAAGACACCTCGGGGTGGCTCTAGTAGCGAATCACATCAATTAAATGGCAACTACGGTTAATCAACCGATCTATGGCGCGGTCACAAGTACCGATAAAGCGTCAGAATATCGGATTTATTTCGCAAAAAAGCTCTTGGAGCATCAGGTAGACAAGCTCCAGCTTTATCAGTACTGCTACCCGGCAGAGATCCCGACGGGTCAGGGAAGCAAGACGATGAGGATGTTCCGGGCACCGCCTGCTAACATCGCCAACGTCATCACCCTGACGGAAGGTACGCCGCCGACTAACGCGCCTTACAAGCTGATCTTTGAATTCATCACCCGCAGCCTCCAGCAATACGGCGGCTACGCGCAGGTGTCGGATATCGTCGATGAGACGGAGTTCCTGAACACTGGCGATGCGTTGATGGAAAAGTTCGGCGAGGAAGCCGCGCTATGGTGCGACACCTTGATCCGTGATGCCTGCATCATGGGAACCACGGAAGAGCCTACAAAATTTGGCAGAATGTACGCTGGCACTGCAACGGATTTCGCCTCATTATCAGCGCTTACAGGGGCGACAGGCCGGTTCAGCGGTGACGATCTGATCGACGCCGTGACCAAGCTCCGAGTCCAGAAAGCCAAGGAGTTCGATGACGGCACGTTCGTGGCGGTGGTGTCTCCTGAACAGGAGCGCGACCTGATCGAGGAACAAGGATCGGCGTGGGTCTATGCTAGCGCCTTCAACAAGCCGGACCAGATCTGGAAAGGCGAGATTGGCACCCTTAGGGCATCAAAGTCGTCCGGGCGACTAATCCCTGCTACCAGACCCTGGCGGCACAGAAGGCACCCCGGTGCCCGGTGGGGCAATTATTGCCGCTTTGGTCTTCGGGAAGGACAGTTTTGCCGCTCCGAAGCTCTCCGGCGAGAATCCGCCTAAGCCGAAGGTCTACACCATCACCCAGCCGGACTCGGCCAACCCGTTCGGCCAATTCTCGACCTATGTCTGGAAGACGTTCTACAACGCCGTGTGTCTTAGCACATGGAACGGGATCGTGCTCCAGACCAAGACCGCCTATACAGGCACCTAGCCTATGGCAGCATTGATTGGAATTACCGCCAAACCGAAGACCTCCGGGTTCACGGTCCAAGTTCCGCTCGACCTTCTTTCGGAAGACGGCGTCCCGCCTCAACAAGGCGATAGTGTGTCGTTTTCTGTCGATGGCAGCGTGCAGTCGGCGGATGACGAAAACGCCACCGTCAAGATCGAGAGTGTGAACGGCCAACCGGTCGATGAATCGTCGGCGCAGGAAGCTGCCGAGGATTCCGGCAACGGATCTGGAGCGCCTCCGGGTTCATCGGCGTCGATGCGTCCGGCGCTAGCAGCCGCGGCCAAGAAAGGCGGCGGTCTGGGGATGTTTTGAACATCATCGTCAAATCCTCCCAATCGGAATCTGAG